AGAACCCACCGTTGAAGAAATTGAAATAGATATGGAAATTGTTGAAATGGATATGACCGATATGGTAGAAGAATTAGATGCTGAAATTGAATTTGTACAAATGGAACCCGATAGCGAAGATGCTCCAGAACCCACTGTGGAAACAGAGGAGGAAGGAGAGCAAGAGGTTGTACAACAGAGCGAAACAAAAGAGGAAGTGGCTCAGAAAATTATGGTTAGATTAACAGAAGTAGAGAATCAAATAGTTTTAAACAATATCAAACTTGCAGTTATGAGTCAGCTTGCCGATACAGATGGCTTTCAAAACTATGCATTAAAAACATTGACCGATACAGACATTAATGACTATTTATCGATTACAATTGAAGATCAATATGGTATGTTGTTTCAATTAGCACAAGATCAAACTATGGAGGATATGATAAATGGCCAGTATTGAATATGGAGGAATAAAATTTAGTGGAGGTAAGTTCTTCATTATTTTATCTTTGATAGGTGCTATTATTGGTGGTGGATGGACAGGTTATAAATTTTATGACGATTATCTCACGATGAAGCAACAGGTTTTGGAATATACCGCTCCGGACCTTTCCCACTATGATGAGCAGATCGCTGTTATTAAGTCAGAATTAGATATGATTTTAGACGAAATTACCCTAGTGGCTGATGTTGCGAAAGACCTTAAATCAGATATGAAGCTTGACATTCGTGCCATGTCCGAAGACATCCGACACATTACTGAAATTGTTAATGACGTAGAAGATAGACAAAAAGAAGATACAAGAGAGATATTTGATGAATTAAAGGTCATAGAAGAAAACCTTGACTTACAAATTAATAAGGCTTTAAATAACCCTTTAAACAATATGAGTGCAAAATCAAAATGAAATTAGAACTGAAAACAATACTCCCATATGTGGTATTAGTAGCTACTATTGGTATGACATGGGGTATGTGGTCAGAAAGATTAAATGCTGTTGAAAAAAAAGCTGATACTGTTGCAGAAATGCAACAGGATATTGCAGTCATCAAAGAAAAAATTCTACAAATGGACGATCGTATTATGTGGATAGAGGAATTTTTAATTAAAACAGTGGATTTATAGTGGCAATATCACGTTCACAAATGTCTCAACAAATAATGAAACCAGGAGGTAAGAAAAATGGGAAAACTCTGCGCAAGAGGAAAAGAAGCCGCAAAAAGAAAGTTTAAAGTTTACCCCTCTGCATACGCAAATATGTATGCGAGTGCAGTATGCTCAGGTAAAGTTACCCCTGGTGGTAAATCAAAATCTCAAAAGAGAAAAGCCGTATCAGCTCAACGTAAAGCTAGCGGTGGTGCAATTACTGCCGCCGGTTGCGGTATGGTTGCTGACAATCGTCGAAAGAGTACCAAACTTTATGTTTAAGGAGGTTAATCATGGATAAAATATGGTCATGGTGGGACAAACTTAATAGAACTGGCAAAATTGTAGTTGCTGGTGTAGCTATTGTTGCATTGTTCTGGATCTTAAATAACTGGATCTGGTAATGGCAAAAAAAGGTCTACGTGCATGGGTTGCTGAAAAATGGGTGGACATTGGTGCACCTAAGAAAGATGGCAAATATCAACCATGTGGTAGATCAAAGGGCTCTAAAAGAAAGTATCCCAAATGTGTGCCTCTTGCAAAAGCGAGAAGCATGTCAAGTTCACAAAAAGCGTCAGCAGTACGTCGTAAGCGTGCTGCTGGCAATCCAGGTGGTAAACCTACAAACGTCAAAACCTTTGTCTCGAAAAAAACAAGCAGAAAAAATAAAAGATGATGTAATTCAATGGTCTAAGCATGTCTTAGAACCAATGAACAAACATCTCGGTTATCCAGCATGTCCGTTTGCTGCAAAATGGCGAAAAGACGGTAAGCTTAGAATTGAAGTTAGAAGTGATAAGTCTAAATATGAAAAACATTTAACAGCGTTACTCAAAGACTGGAATAAAAAGAAACACGATATAATTATCTTCTGTGATCCTTTTTGGGATCAATATGATCCAGAACAATTTCAAGAAAAAATAGATTTTTACAATAAAACATATAATAGAAGAGATGTATATTTTATGGGTTTTCATCCTAGTAATCCTGCTTCTGTCGAAGAACAAGAGTTTTTAGTAGAACCTACCGATAATTTTGAATATCACACAGATCTTGCTTACTCTATGATGTTGGTGCAGAAATTTAAACAGTTGTATGATGCAAGTTGCAAACTACATAAGATAGGTTATTATGAAAAATGGCCAACCGAGTATTACGAAGAAGTCGTAAAAACAAGGCAAGACGAATACGAACGTATATTTAAAAAGGAGCGGACATCATGATGAAGAAAAAGAATGTCGTCAAAAAAATGGGCGGCGGACCTATGAAAAAACAAGTTGTCAAAAAAAGAGGCGGCGGAATGCTTAAAAAACGTGGCGGTGGCATGATCAAAATGCGTGGCGGCGGTACTGCAGGCGCAAACCCTCATAAAGCAAGAAGAGGCATGTAATGGCTACCTCGGGAACTACTACTTTTAATTTAAGTTTTGATAGAATTATTGAACGAGCATATGCACGTTGTGGTATATCTTTAAGAACTGGTTATGAATTACAAGCAGCAAGAGATAATCTTAATCTGCTTTTTTCAGAGTGGGGAAACCGAGGTATTCATCTTTGGAAAGTAAAAAATCACACACAAAATTTAACTGCAAGTACAACAACCTATACTGCTCCTAGTGATGCTTCTGATGTTTTAGAATTAGTATTTAGAGATGCAAGTGGAAGCACGACTACTGATACAAGCATGACTAAAATATCAAGATCGGAGTATGAAAATATACCAAATAAGTTTGAAACAGGAACACCTAGTCAATATTACATAAGAAGAAATAGAGCTAATGTAGAGATTAATTTATATTTAACACCTGATACAACTGATACACAAATAAATTATTTTTATGTTGGTCGTATTCAAGACGTTGGAGATTACACAAATGATCCTGATGCACCTTTTAGATTCTTGCCGTGCACAGTTTCAGGTCTTGCGTATTATCTTGGTCAAGAGGTTGCACCAGAAAGATCACAAGAATTGGAAAGAAGATATGAAGCAGAATTACAAAGAGCATTGACTGAGGATAGTCAATCAACTTCTGTAAACATTGTGCCTCGTAGTTTCTATGTAGGTTAAAATGACCTTTGCAAATGGTAATCGCTCATTAGCTATCTGCGATAGATGCGGACAACAATATAAATATTTACAATTAAGAAAAGAATGGAACGGACTTTTTACTTGTCCAGAATGTTTTGAACCTAAACACCCACAATTAGATCCTGGTTATCATCCTGCAGATCCGATTGCTTTAAGAGATCCAAGACCAGAATCAAATAAAATTTTAAAAGCAAATTCACCACCAGGTCCTGATGATGCAACATTTAATACGTTTGGTCAGCCTATGCCTGTAACTGTTTTTGTTGGTGATCCTGGAGATAGTGCTTTTATGACTACTGTACAAGGTACTTCGCCAAGTGATGGATCAGCCCCTACTACTTCATCTAGTATGTTACCTCAAATACCACATCAGAAATTGACACTTGTATCAGTGGTTGGTAATGTGACAGTGGTGATATCATGAATTATTCTGAACTTTTAGACAACGTTAGAAACTATACAGAGGTTACATCTGATGTTTTATCTAACTCCGTTATTAACGTTTTTCTTACAAATATTGAAAATCAAATTGATAGACTTATAGACACAGACGCACAAAGAAGATACGCAACATCTACTTTTGAAGCCAATAACAGTTTTCTTGATGTATCTGGGCCAGAGGGCGGATTTAGATTTGCAAGAGGTTTACAAATACATGGATCTGACGGAACTATCACTTGGATGGAGCAAAGAGATGCTACGTTTATTGACGAATATGCAAAAGAAAGATCTACAACCGATAGTGATTTTACAGGTCAACCAAAGTATTGGGCTAATTGGGATGCTACAACACTAATTGTAGCTCCGACTCCTAATACAACCTATACAGTTGAGATGTGGTATGATGAGACTCCTGAACGTTTAGGTAACGGATCAGGATCAACTTCCACTACGACTTTTATATCAAACAATGCACCCGAAGTTTTGTTGTATGGAGTATTATCTGAAACTTTTTCATACTTGAAAAACACACAAGATATGCAATTATACACCCAGAAGTTCCAAACAGCTCTTCAAGCTTTTGCTAATGAGCAGATGGGACGTAAACGAAGAGATGAGTATGTAGACGGAGTGTTAAGAGTACCACTACCTTCTGCAGACCCAAAAGCCTAAGGAGGGCATAAAACATGGCAATAAATCAAGCAGTCTGTGCTTCCTTCAAACAGGAGTTACTAGCGGGCGATCATGATATTGATAACGATACAATCAATCTTGCTCTCTACACAAGCTCTGCAAGTTTAGACGGAAACACAACAGCCTACTCAGCAACAAACGAAGTAGGCGCATCAGGAACATATGCAGCGGGTGGTGCAACTTTAACAGGTGCAACTATCGGCTTAACAGCAACAAGTCCAACAGCTTCAACAGCATTCGTTGACTTTGCAAACGCAAGCTTCACTTCAGCAACTATTTCTGCTCAAGCAGCTTTAATTTACAATA